CCCAAATACTTCTTGTCTGACTTGTGCCAGTGTATGCGCACAGTCAGCATCGCCTCTGTTATAAGGCTGGCCGATGTATTTTTCAGCCCAGTGTGTCATTTAGAATATGCCAGATGAATTATTTGGCCGATATTGCAAGGCAATAGCTTTTTTGGCAAATAGATTCTCGTAGCCAAGCTCTGCGCTGATTTCACTCATTGTGCAGCTTACGTTAAATAGGCTCATGGTGATTTCCCACTCAATTAAATCTGGTCGAGAGCGCATTACTTGACGCATGGTCACTGTTGAGCCATTTCCGCCACCAGATGTTTCAATCCAGTACATCAACTCTTTACCTACGTTATCAACTGATAAACGAGCCTTTGGCAATTGATTCTCAAAGTCATCAGGCAATGTGCAGCGGAATGGGATGGCAACGTACAGATTACCATTGCTGGTCAAATCTTCTGTATCGTTTATAACTCGAACAGGAGATGCCAAGTCAGGATGGTTGATTTCAAGTAGTACATAAGGAATTTCATGTACTGATACTTCAGCCAGCGTAGATTTGAATTCACTAGAGTAATTCTTTGCCATGGTTAGCTCCAGTATTCAATCTCGGTGCTCAATTCCCATTGTTCCATATTGGCTGACAATGGCTTTGCTTTATATCCACCACCGACAAATCGAGCAGTAATCGTTGAGCCTGATACTGGATCAGCCATATCAAACCAGCCAGAGCCTTCGTCTAGCGTTGCGTCATACCAAGTCTCAAACGACTGGAAGTCAGCTTTAGCAGCAAAATACAGACTAACTTGGCTGGTAATCATTACCTTGGATTTAATCTTAGCCTGCTTAGGAGGCCCAGATTCCATCTCTGTGCGCAGCAAAGCCGATTCCCGTGTGCGATTGTAGTCACGGAACAGGATATTAACGTATGCCGGTAAGGTAGCCATTACATACCCCTTCTGAGGCCAAAGATGTTGGTCATTTGCTGTGCCATTGGGCCGTTATTGCGTAGGTCGCTGGTAACTGCTTTGCGTACCATCACTTCAATGTCAATGCCGTTATCATTCTTTTTAGCGGTTGCTACGGCTTCATAACCGTCACGACCAGCTTCATTCTTGATGTTGATGTTTATGCCAGCGTTGTTGGCTGTTGGCATTGAACCACCACCTACATAACCGCCATCAGCGTATCCACGCATCATTCGGTATAAAGTACCAACCCCGATACGGTTGGTTGCTTCTTTGTTCATAACGAACTCGCCGCCGTGAACTACGCCTTTGGCTTCGTATTTTCCACCATCACCAGTGTAGCCGCCTTCAGACATACCAGGGAACTTAGGAATAGACGACATACTTGAGCTGCTAAACATTGGCGAAGCACCACCATATGTTGATGCTTGAGTTGCTGCGCTCATTCCACCTGCGCTTCCAAATAACGCACCACCGATTTGTCCAATCATTCCAATCAATGCTTGTCGCACATAAATACGCATAATGTCTGAAATTACAGAGTTGGCGAAATCAGTAAAAGCAAACTTGCCAGTCATGGCAAATTTAACAATGCCGTCCTCCATGCCTTTGAAAGCATTAGTAAATGCGTTCTGCATACCAAGCGCTACATTATTAGCTTGATCTGAATAGATACGGAAAGCATCGCTAATTCCAGTCATAGGGTCTTGGCGACGAGCAAAGTTTGAATTAATAATTTCCTGCTGCTTGGCAATTGCATTAGCCGCAGCTTCATTCATTTTGTCCATGCTGGCTTGGCTTACTTCAATGCCTTGGCGTTGCATATCTTGAATAGTCTTTTCAAGCTCTGCTTGGATGCGGTACTGCGAGTTGAGTAACTCAACCTCTTGTGCGTTACGACCAATCAGATTCTGCTGGAATTCAAGTTGTTTAGTTTGGCGTTCAAGAGCGTCTGCAAACTTATCAGCAGATGCAAGCTCTTGCTTGGCTAGGCGGTCTGCGTCTGAGAGGCCGGTGGAGCGTGCAGCGCGGGTTTTTACTGGTTCAGTAACACCAGTAATTGCAGTCTTATTGACTTCAGCACGAGCCTTTTCTGCTTTAGTAAGTTTTAGCTCTTGGTCAACTAAACCTTTTAGCGATTCTTGTAGTTCTGCTTGTTTTTCAATTCTAGAATCAAGGCTATTAATTAATGAAGATGCTCTAGCTTTGTTGTCAGCAACGTCCATATATAGACGCGCCTGATCCATTGTTAGTTTATATTTCTCAGCAATAGACTGCAATCGACCTTCTTCGCCAAGAGTGATGTCGTAAGAAATTCCAGTTAATGCTTCTCGCTGCTTATTAGCAGCTTTGTTCATTGTTGCAACGTCAAGCTCATATAGTGTTGCAATTGCTTTACGCCCTTCAGCATCAATATCTTTCATTGACTGAATAATAGCGTCAGCAGAAAAGTTGCCAATTCCTTTTTGAGCAGTATCAGCAGCATCTTCAAACTTCTTTAATGCTTTTGCGCCATTAATTGCTTCAACAATCATTGGCAAGAAAGCACCAGCTAATGCCGCTATCACACCAAGCGCAGCGCCTTTTGTACCAAATGCCCCTAAGAACTGTGGAGCCTGTTGGCTAAAAGCTCGCATGGCAGAAACACCACCTTGTACCTGAACAACAAAGTCGGTGATCTGGTAGCTGGTATTTTGAACGATCTGATTCGCATTTCTAAATGCGGCATGAGACTTTTGCACATTAGCATTTAATGCGTTTTGTGCCGTGTCAGCCCTGCGATAGGTATTTGTTAAAGAATCGTAACTACCAGCAACAGAGCTAACAGAAGCTCTAGCTTGAGTAGCAAACCGAGCTGCTTGTGTCGCCAAATGCGCTTGTTGCGTAGCGGCACGAGCAGTTTCTTCACCAAGTAACTTTTGTGCCGTTGCTGTACGTGCTGCTTCATCTGCCAATTGTTTCTCTGCTACAGCGGCTTGGATTGCTTCAGTAGCGAGCTTTTGATGCTCTAGCGCCGTCTTGCTAATGGCAAAGCCAAGAGAATCGTAAACAACGGCAGATTCTAAAACTTTTGAGTTATTAGCAGCGTATCTATTAGCTTCTTCAGAAAGATGTTTTTGCTGCGCAGTAACGCGAGCCATTTCATCTTTGATAGATTTATAGCTTGCTTCAATAGTGCGAACAGAATTGGTAAGTGAATTATTACTGGTGACAACCTGTTTAATGGCATTGCCCATTGAATCATAGGCATCAACAACTTTTACTGCATCGCCTTGAAGTTCTTTGAAGGCATTAATCACCTTCTTCATTGACGCTGACGCTCGATTTGTATCTGTCTCAAATGAGCCAGTATTCATGAGCATATCAATTACGATTGATCCAGCGGCCATAGCTAACTCCTTTTTGGCGGCTTGCTCATTCCAAGCGCCTTAAACGTCTGAATATCTGCTTCGGAGTAACCTTCTTCTGTATCAGGTTCTCTAGGCTGTAGCCATTCTAGCATTTCTGATATATCGCCGCCAGACATTGAACGCGAAATTAGCGCCGCTGGACGGTAATGCTTGTGCATATCGTCAAACGGATTAATGTTGTAATAGTCTTGCCAACGAAGAAACTCTGCATGAGACATGGTGGCCTTTAATTCAGCCACCGTTCTCCCGCCTAAGTGAGATGCTAGGAGATGCCAAAAATATTCGACATCCCCTAGCTTCAGGCGTTTTTTGACTCATCCCCTAAGCCATTCACATCACGCAATACATCAAGAATTGCGCCAAGTGGACCTGGCTTGAGAGTTGCTGCTTGTTCTACTGTTACTGCCGGTTTACCGTCAGCTTCACACAAACCAGCAGCAATTAGCTTTGCACTAGCCAGCAGAGCAACATCCTCATCCTTTGAGTTTACTGCGTTGAAATAACGCGTAAATTCAATGGCAGGAAGCTCTTTGAAGTACAGAGTGTGTTTCTTGCCATCGGCAAGAGTAACTTCACGCTTCTGTACTTCAGCAGATGCAAAAAATGATGAATCTAGCATTGTTTTCTCCTATTAAACTTTCCAAGTCCAAGCAGTGCTGCCTGTAAGCTGAATTGTCATTGTGCCACGAACAACCTCATTAGTTGCAATGTCAATAGTCACATCTGCGATATAACCATTGCAACTTGCAGAAGTTCGAGTTGTTG